AAACGTTCTCGGTTGAGCAAGCGTGTGCTCAACTGGGTCGGGAACTCATCCGTGTAAACATTACAATCGAAACTGATGAAGACGATCTTATTGGTGGTTTCCGCCTTATTGATGGTAACACCGTCTGGCACAATGGCCCAGTCATCGAAGCCCTCGAACGAGGAGCTGTATTGCTCCTTGATGAAATCGACCTCGCTAGTAACAAAATTCTCTGTCTCCAAAGTATCCTTGAGGGGAAAGGAGTTTTCCTTAAGAAAATCGGACGATGGGTTTCTCCTGCAAGTGGATTCAACGTCATTGCCACAGCCAA